TCATTACTACTAGCATAACCACCAGCATTAGAATTATTAAAATATCTTGACCACTTGTAAGTTGCACTTGTTAAATCGCTTCCACCAACTCGAACTCTAAAATTCAAACCAACTGCATCAGTTTGAGCAATATTCATAACAACTCTATAATTATCATAAGTTGTACTAAAAACATCATTTATAGATTGACTGGCTACTGCACTAAAACTAGTTGTATTCAGTAAAACCATTCCAGCCTTTTTTGTACCAAGGGCTGTGTTCATGGATGCGTCAATTGCATCACCTAAAGTTTCGATTGCTGTTGCGCCATCTTTGACAAGATCAGTTGAAGTTGGAACTGTCCAGCCATAGTTTGGTGTAGTTGTGGCCATTTGTTAATTGACTCCTAATAAGGCATCTTGCCATTGTAGTGATGGATCTATTGTACTCCAAATTTCGCCAGCATATACATCTTGCCACGCCACTGGAACTGCTGAGAATGTGAAGTCCGAAACATTCAATGTAAGCCTAGCAGTAAATCTGTCTATATCCCATGACCATCCCTCAACATACCCAAAGAATTGGTTAGGGTACAAAAGGGCAGGGAAATCTGTAACTGATACAGGCATGCCAAAAAATACACCAACAAGTGAATTAAGCAATGATGATGTCATAGTTGGTGCATCAATCTGTATTTGAATGCCTTGAATTACGGGTTGAGGATAAGCATTTAGAAGTACTAGACGATCAGCCAAAGTGTCAGCATCACCTGAGTTTTTTAAGAATGTTTCAACTGTGTCAGTAACCCGACCATATTGGCTAATTGAATCTAATTCTTCAACTTGCATAACATCTTGTGCAGCGCCATAAACAACTCTTACGTCATTGATAATGTCATTTCTTGATGTAGTTACACTAATGCCATCAGCAAGAATAAAGTTTTTTGATATATTGACAAATCCATTTGCTGACACATAATCTGCGCGTGCATCCTGATCTTGAAAACCGATTCCACCAGTTGTAGTTTCATAGATAAACCCACTGCCCGAATCGGCAACAATCTGAACATAATTCAAAGCATTCAAAGGGTCTGGTGCAGCAGTTGAACTAAACAAGTCATAAGTTCCAGGAGTATCAATTGCTGATACATCAACGCCTAATAAGTCAGCCCAAGTTTCAGTGGTGTAATCAGTCCACACTTGTGTTGCAGGTAATTCATTCCATTTAAGACCAAAAGTGTCAGTGACAACTGAGACAATACGATCACCATCTTTTTGTTCAGCATAGCCAACAATGTTTGCTTCTTTGGCTGCAAGTTCTGAAAGCGCACCGGATGCACTGATCTGTGTAATAAATGTGTTTGTTGTGCCAGCATCAAGCACTGAAACTGAAACATCTGTAACTAACCCTGTAAAAATTGTGGTATCAACACCTGTGTAATTGTCCAGGGTGACTGTGATGGTATCAAAGATTTCAACATCAGTGTAAGGCAAATCTAAAAATTGAATTGTTGCAAAGCCTGCGTTTGATTGTTGTTGTACATCTTCACGACCCATAGTGATTTGAACACCCTCAAGGGTGTAATTAGTAACTGCTGTGCCGTTAATCTTTACTGTGGCATTAGGTGACCAAGGCATAGATTATCTGCCTGGTATTAGTGGCTTGGCAAATTTGTTGGCTGTACCAGTTTTTGCGGCATCATTTAATGATTTCAAAACTGTGTTGGCTGTTGATTTAGAATTAAGTGCGCCAAAGTTATTTGTTTGATTTACAACTGTTGGATATTGACCACCGGATGTTGGTGCGCCTCTGAATCGTTCACCAGCAGATTCAACTCTTGCTAGTAATCCTTGCAATCCAATAAGATCTATTACTCCACCAGTAATTGATGCAAGTCTTTGCAATGCACCAAATAAATCATTGACACCTTTTACTAAGTTAGTTATGTTGTCTACAAATTTACTGAACTCTGGATTGGCCGTTCCTGAACTTCCACCAACAAGTCCAATTGTTTCTGCTAATGTTCTTAAGGCCTCACCTAAATTGCGACCAGATTCATTTGCATCATTCAAATCATCTTTTAATAAATTGACGTTCCCACCTGCATCAATAGTTGCTTGACGAATTGATTTTTGTCCAGTTAATCCATCAACTAATCCTTGAATGGCTGGTACAACTTCTGTATTAACAAATCCAGCAATCTTTTCTAAGATAGGCAACAACGCTGCACCTAATGATTCTTTGGCTTCACTTACGGCAATTTGTATTCTTTCCATTTTGCCAGCAAAAGTCTCAGCCTGAACTGTTGCCTGGTCTTTGAATGTTGCTGATAATACTTCAGTTACTTTTGTAAAATCTTTTGATTTGATAATTGATTCGTCAAGTGGTACACCAAGTTTTTTAAGGGCTGTAAAGTTTCCATCATAGGCTTTGCCAAGTGCATCTGATACTGCCTGTAAATCTTTACCTGTTCCAGCACTGATGTCTAATGCTAATGATTGAAGTTGTTGTGCTTTTGTGACATCTTGTGTTGATCTTAATAACCTATCTAGTGATGGTCTAAGTTTGTCATCAGTAACGCCAAATGCTAAAGAAGTTTTTGTGATGTATGCTTCCACACCTTTAACCTGATCTGCACTGGCTTTTGTTACGTTCTTCAAAGTTGTTTCAAGAGACTTCTGTGCTTTTTCATCTTCAATGGCTGCTTTAACTGCACTGACACCAATTGCAAATGCCGCTGTGCCAACTGCTGCGCCTAATGCTAAAAATGCTTTGGCTGCGCCTGCAACAAATCCACCAACTTTGTTTGAAAAGTTTTGTGTATCGTCTTGTGCTTTATTTAGTCCAGTTTGGAATTGCGCTGTGTCTGCAAGCAGTTGCAGTTTCAGTGTTCTAATATCTGCCATGTCAGTTCCTCTCGCGCCATTCTCGTCTTATTCTATCAACTTGCTCAACCCATCTTTTAGTTATTTCAGGTTGCAATGCTTTGAGTGTTGGGAATATAAAGTAACCTGCATTACCTCTGCCCTCGCGTGGTGATCTTGGTTGGAATTGTCTGTAACCAATGTAATCAGTTGATTTGCCTTTTCTTTTGCGTGGCCTATCTTGATATGATCCAAATTCAACACCAAGTGCAATTGCACCAACTGGTGTTCCATTCTTTAATTTGATTGAACTTCCACCAACTGTAAAAAATGGTGTTTTTGATCCTGTTGAAACTTTAATTGACCTGGCAATTGCTTGGCCTTGTGGTGTTGCTTGTAATGCTGATCCAACTGCTGAGGCTGCCTCAACTGCAATTTGATTTGCTGCACGATTCAAATCATCCTGAGCAATCTGATCCATATTCTTAAAAGTTTTGCGAATGGCGTTAATGTCAGCGTCTTTAATCTTAACTTCAAATGCTCTAGTTGCCATGATATTTACTCACCACATCTGCAATTGTTGATACCTGCTCTGCCGAAAGCGTTTTGAACTCTGACAATGGCTGGCGCGAAATAACGGCCAGTTCTATCAAGGTGCGCTCTATGCTTCCGGCTGTGTAAAATTTGTTGTTGCAAAATCCTTTGAATTGATGTGAACAACGCTTGATCGCCAATCTTCAAAGCGACCAACTGGTTTATCACTGAGTCGTTTTTGCATTTGGTAGGCAAGCCAGAATTGTTGTTCAATGCTTGGTGGCAATTCTCTTTTGAATAGTTCCAAGAAAGTTGTGCCAGTTTCTTTTTCAGCCTGCGCAATTTCCCATGGAATAGTCCATTCTTCAAAAGACTTTCCATCTGCAAGTTTCCATTCTATTTGTATCTTAAACATTTAAGGTGACCCCTGTTCGATAGTTACGCGATTGAAACTGATCGGATTGGCATTGTTACTGAAACAGTTAATGCATCCGGTGCAGCGCCACCAAAATCTGGGCGCTTTGGAATAACACTTAATGTCATAACTTTTGTGTTAATTGTTAAGGTCATTGCAACTGCTGTTGTAGGAGATGTATCTGCATCTGTCCAAAGTGTGTCACAGAATCCACTTGCAACGCCCCAGTCTTGGAGAATTTCAAGAGTTACTGAACCAACTTCTTTGTCAATTACATAATCAACTAATCCATTCAAGGTTTGAACAGTTCCGTTTGGATCATCTAATGTAACAGTTGCACTGGTAATTTGGTCATCATAGTTCACTGCTTTGTAGGTGCAGGCAACTTGTCTGCCTGTTAATACTGATGTGGCCATTTTTGTTTATCCTTTCTTATGGATTGTATATTGTAGTAATTGACACTTCAACCGAATAAACATCATTACTATTCGCTTGACGTATCCTTGGGCTGGAAACTGAAAGTATCTGCCAAGATTGTCCTATCAATGGTAAAACAGTTGCCACCATTGTTTCGAGTTGTACTAACGCACCAGGGTTTGTGTTTGGTGCTGCAACTAATTCTAGTGTATATCTAACGCGCCATGCTTTATTGTTTCCAAGTGTTACTGGCTCAAGCCATGGATCAGATGACAAAATCATAATGCTTGGTGTAGTTACAAATTCTGCACCAAAATCAACAACTGAATAAACACTGTTTGCTGTGATGTCTGTTTTAAGGTTTGCGCGTAATGTTGCTAATGTCATCCGATTAACGCCTCAACATCAATGTAAGCACCAAGCATTCCAACAATTCTGTTTTGTATTGTACGTCCTAAAATATAAGGTTGTGGAACAAAATCTAATCCTTGTTGTGTTGATCCAGCACTTGTGCGTGCTTTGAATACATCTAATGAGACTGTCAGTACTGCTGATTCAACTGGTGCAACATCTGCGTATTGTGAAAGGCCATTTACTGTTGCAAGGCCATTAGGAATGATATTTCTCCATTCGTGTTCAGTTGCACCTGCTGTTGTAATTTTGAAAGTAAATTCATCAACAATTTCGGATACTGTTTTTGATCCATTATGTCCAGTAACACCGGTGATTGTGACTACTTGTGTTGCGTAAAGTTTGTGGGGTTTTGTTGAATGCAAAACTGTTGAAGTTGCACTCTCTGTGTAATGTTTATCAATTGGTGCGTTCCATTGAACTAAAAGATTGCCGACAACTGATTCGGCTGTGTCAATGATTTCAGTTAAGACGGCATCAGAATATAAACTTGAACTCACATTGTTTAGTGCAGATCGTAGTTCTGCTGCTGTGATGATTTCTGCCATGTCTTACCTTTCGTGTGGTGTTACCTGGCAGGACAGGGGTCTAACCTGCCAGGCA